CCTGGTGCCAGTACCTCAGGGGCGGATTGGCGATCCAGCGCTCGCACTCCTCACGGGTGCGCATCCGCTCGATCCAACCTTGGCGCGGGGCGGATACACGGACTCCCCATTGGGCCGCTTGATCTTCCCTGTTCCGGCGCAGTCGATCGTTCTCAGCGCGGGCTTCGTCACGTTGCTCCCGCATAGCAACAAAGTCGGACATGTTCAACGCGTTCACCTGAGCGATCGAATCCACATGCTCCAACTCCGCCACCAAAACCTCAACGGCATCCGCCAAGCCCCGGATGATGCGCGCCAGATCAGCCGCGACAGAGTCAGGAGCGGCGAGATAAACGGCTGTCTCCGCTCGGCGTGCTTCTTCGATCAGCTTCCCGTAGTCCGTCGACATCAGGACACCACCGTCACAAGCTCGGCGTAATCGACGTGGTAACCGTCTCCAACGAGGACTGCGCCCTTGTTGATGGTGTTTTTGAACCAGATCACCGTCTCGATGTCGCCGTTCAAGCGCTCTTCGTGTTTCACCGCGCGCAGGTGGTCGGCGATGGTCGTGGTGTCGTTGACCAAGACTTGGATCTCCTTGCCGATATGGTCCGCGGTCAGGTCGCCTGCGTACACTTGTTCGTCAGCCATGTTCGTTCTCCTTTGTGGGGTAGTGGTCACCGTCGTGGCCGATGAACCGGGCACATTCGGGTGTTGCGCACTCCTGCGGGCCAAGGGTGGCCATGTTCGCGAGCAGACGGGTCAGGGGGTCGGGTTCGCGGTGGCATTTGCAGTCGAGGTCACGCCCACACGGCAGTTCCCCGAATCCGCGTGTGCCGCGTCGGCAGGCAGCACAGCATGGCGTGACCCTCGGACGCACCCGTTCGCGCGTCTCTGGGGCATACGGCGGCGCAAGAGGCCGCTTCACGAGGACACCTCGGGTGCCGTGGCCCAGTATTCGGCGACCACTGCGACGAGCGCGGCGAGCATTTCATCCCAGACCTCTTCGACGTCTGCGAGCTTGTTACTTCCGACCATGTGCTTCGAGAGCTTTGCGACACCGTCCTTGACGGACCCGGTGAGGTCGTTGCTGTAGAGCATTCGGCCCGAGTAGCGGTTTTCGTCCCAGACGGTGACTTCGATCGCGGTCGCCCATGCTTCGGACTCGCGGTCACGTGCGGTGACTTCGAACTTTCCAGTGATGCGGCCGCTGTCCACTGCGATGATCCGCTGGTAGCGGGACATGTCGTAGGCGCTCATGACGCGTCCTCGGGTTGGTGGAGACCGAACACGGTCACCTTCGCCAACTCAGCCGGCGACAGCTCGGGCGCCGGCCGTTCAGCACGAGCGCACTCGCAGGCGCACCGCTGACCCTTGATCGCCACGACGGATTGATCGGTCGCAAAGGCGTGGTCGATGTCGTCGGGGCCTGCCCAGCTATGCCATGTCGGCTCGTCGAAGTGGTAGTCGAACATGCACGACTCGCAGCGCGCGTACATGATGATCGTTCCGTCCGGTAGGTGCTCGCACCCGCCGATGATGTTGCTCTCGTCCGTGGTCATGCGGCTTTCTCCTTGAGGTTGATGGTGATACGTGGGTCGACGCTGCGCATCTGGCGCAACTCCGTTTCGAGCTGTTGGAGGCGTCCTGTGTCCGCGTTGAGGACGCCCATGATTGCGGAGGCGATGAGGTCGCCGGCTGTCACGTCACGGTGTGCGGCGATCATGGTCAGTCGACCCCACACCCATTCCGGGAGAGTCACCGGGACAGTCTTGTCGGCGCTCACGACGTCACCTCGCATTCGCAAGGGCGGATCAGCCAGCACGTCGGGCACACATCCAGGGGCGCATCCTCGACCGCGACCGTGTCGTCGCAGTCGTCGTGCACGAGACGGTCGCCGTCGTAGCGCACCCGGTCGCCCGGTTCGATGTCCTCGCCGCAGTCAGCGCAGCGACCGTGATACCTCGCCTCGAAACTCACGACGCGACCGCCTCTTCCGTGCAGCGCGGACAATCCCTCGCCGGATAGAACGGGTGGAGCTCGCAGTCCGGCTCGGTGACGATGCCAGGCACGGTCGGCTTCACCCGGTCAGCCTTCGCAGCGGCATCGAAGCGGCGCCGGGCGTTCATGCATCCGACGCAAGACAGGTCCGTGCCGGTGGGATGTTTTCCACAGAATTCACTCAGGGGCGCCCCCTGATGGTTCTCTGATGGTTCTCTTATGGTTACTCGTGCATAGTGAGCGGTTGGAACGTGCACAATGAGCGGTTGGGATTGACGCGTTGCGCTGTGCGCAGATTGCCTAGAAGGCAGTTTGAGCGGTAGGGATTCGGGGAGACTCACCCCCAACTGCAACGTGTAACGATCGCTCGTACGATGCCCACCAGCACCAATCCGATGCGTCCGAGTAACCAGCCCGAGACCTTCCAAAGCCGCCAACGCACGACGCACAGTCGCAACCGACCGCCCCGTCATATCCGCCAGCCGCTCCTGCCCCGGATAGCAACTGTTCGACTCGTCCGCCATGTCCGCGAGGGCCACGAGAACGAACTTCTTCGACCCGGTCAGAGGCAAGTCATACGCCCAGTTCGTTGCTTTGTAACTCACCAGCCCGCTCCTTTCATTCGTTCCATCGCGTTGTCGTCGGTGATCTGGTCCCACGTGCCGTCATCCCGATACAGGCACCACACCGGACGCAGGACGCCCATGCCATCGCGAACCCAACGACGACCCGGCCACACCAGAGGGTCAGCCCACGACGGCACCGACAGGCCCTCATCCATCGCCGCTTTCGGGTTCGTGGTCTTGAAACCGTGACAGCCCGTCGTCCCCGAACCACACAACAGCTGTAAGTTGCTCGGCTTCGTCAGGCCGCCCAGAGACCGTTCCTTGCGGTGGTCGCGGTTCACCCCATGCAGCGGGTGCACACGCCGGCAACGAACGCAGACGCCCATGTCACGCAGCGTGGCTACCTCGTACGCGGCCTTCTCATCCGCTTTCGACGGCTTGGCAACCTTCGGCTGAATCATGCGGCGCCGGCTTCTAGGTCGAGCATGTCGAACAGTGACGGGGTTTCTCCTGCGCGGTCCATTTCGTGTTGGTAGGCGACCGCATCCCGGTACGACGTCGGGTTGAGTTCGACCGCCCGACCGTGTCGGTCGAGCTTCCGTGCCCGCAACGGCACAGTCCCTAGGCCGCCGAACGGGTCGAATACGAGGTCGCCCTTGTTCGAGTACCGTTCGATCAGCCGGTCAACGACATCAAATTGGAGCGGGCAGATATGGAACTCGAGGTTGCGTCTGGACTGCTCCCCGTTGAGGGTGAGCATCCGGTTGACGTCGTGCCACACCATCGGATGCCAGGATCCTGGGTCGAGGGACTTGAACGTTGCCGGGAGTGCGTTCTTCGCGGCCATGGCTTCACCGAGGGCGACGTGCGCGTCGAAGTCGTAGACGGCCCGGAGTGACTGGTCGGTGAACAGTCGGGATCGGACTTCGGGTTTCAGCTGCGCGAGCTCGTCAACGGTGAGCAAACGGTTACCGGATGAGCGCCAGTCGGCGGCGGCGTCGATCTGCCACCGGGCGAGAGAGTACTCGTCCTTCGTCTTCTCGATCCGGTCGTCCGCGTACCCCTTTTGACGGTCCGTCTGTGGCTTGTGGAACAGGAGAATGTACTCGGGGGAGCCGACACCCATTTTCGAGCCGTCTTTGCGCATCTCCGTGTACCCGAGCCGATACGTCTGGTTGTTCTCCCTGACGACGTCGGTGGTGACGGTGATCATGCCCATGTAGTCGAACCCGTGCTTGATGCCGTGGAAGAGGGCCTCGGCGTGGAACGGGGAGACGGTGGGGATGCCTGCACCGGTGACGTTGCCGAACAGGATCCGGTCTTTCACGTGGCAGGCGTAGATGCGACCCGGTTTCAGCACCCTGAGTAGTTGCGGGGTGAGGTAGTCCATCTGCGCCCAGAAGTGGTCGTTGTTGTCCGTGTGACCGAAGTCGTTGTAGGACGGCGTGTACTCGTAGTGATTCGAGAACGGGATCGACGTGACGATCAGATCGACCGAACTCTCGTCCATGGCCATCGTTTCGGGCACGCAATCGTTGTTCGCGATCAGCCACTCTTCGCCGGATTCCTCGACCCGTTCGACGCCCATGCTGCGGGTGAGCTCGGCGGTGATCGCCCCAGTGTTGAGCCCGTACTGCCGGATGACGTCGGACATGGTGTCGGTGAGTTCGTCGTGCTCATCCCACTTCGCCTGCAGGGTGGCACGCACCTCCGTTTCAGACTCGGCGTAGATCAGGTGCACGTCACACTGATGCGTCTGCCCGAATCTCTGGACTCTGTGAACCGCTTGAATCAGGTCGTTGAACTTGTAGTCGATGCCGACGAAAACGGCGGTGTGAGCCTGCTGCAGGTTCATTCCCTGCCCGAGCATCACCGGCTTCCCGATCAGCGCGTATGTCTCTTTCTGGCGCCACTGGTCGAGCCTGCGCTCGGCTTCGTCATCGGACAGCGAACCGTGCACGGACGAGAAGGTCAGCCCCATGTCGCGCAGCGCGGTTTCGATCGCAGCTTGTTCGTCGTTCAGGTGGCACCAGATGATGACCTGACTGTCATCGGCCGCGACATGCTCAGTGATGAGGCGACGCATCTCGAGGATCCGGTCACCAATGGTGTTCCGTTTCTCCTTCGCCGCCTCCACCATCGACAGGGCGCCGCCGCGGAACATCTGCGCTTGCCCATCTCGGTCGACGGCCGCCGACGCAATGTCGATCTGGACCTCATGCCACTGCACATCCAAGGCCGGAAGGTCGTAGCCGTCATCGGAGTATCCAAGGTCGCTGGGTTTCGCTAGGAAACATGCCCACGTGTTCAGCCACAGCCAGAATTCCTTCTGCTTGTGGGGGTACAGGGTCAGATTGCCGGCCGAGGTCGAGTCGCGTTGGAAGAACCGTGTGAGCGCCTGCCCGGTGTCCATGATGCCGAGGAACCCGGCGTAGTGGATGAGCTCCTTGTGCCGGTTCGGTGACGGGGTTGCTGTTGCCACGAACCGGTAAGGGATCGCGTCGAACATGCCCAGGAACTCCTGGTACGTCTTCGACCCGAACGACCGCAACACGGACGCCTCATCAAGAGACACAGCGTCGAACAGGTCGACGTCGAGCTTCCCGTCACGCACCGACTCATAGTTCGTGACGTAGATGCCCGACCAGTTCTCGTCGATATCCTGCGTGCGCCGCGCGAACCGCACCTCAACGCCGAGAAGTTCGCGGCCGTCACGGATGAACTCGCCACGGACGCCGAGAGGCGCGACGATCAATGCGCGCGCAATGTGTTCTTCACCGCTCATCTCGTCGGCAGGGATGTCGCCGCGCTCAAGGATCAGGCGCAGGATCTCGATCTGCATCACCGACTTGCCCAGACCGAACTTCGCGAAGATCGCACGCCGGCCACCCTGGACAGCCCACTGCACAATGTCTCGCTGGTGAGGGAGCAGGATCGGGTGAATGTCGAACGGGTTCACCTTGAAACCGAACGACCGCTCAAACGCGACCTTCTGGCCCAGGAACTCCTCGTACTCCGCCAGGTCGCTCATGCGTGTGTCCTGTCCTGCATGGTGCGGGCGTCTTTGAACGCTGCAGTGAGTGCGGCGAGGATGTCGTCACTGGCACCAGCGGCACGTGCTGCGGTACCAAGCGCACGAATCAGGTCCGCATCACCCTGAGCGTCCTTGAGCTCAACGAGCCAGTCACGGCCGGACGTGTCCGTGTCGTGTGCTTCGGTCACAGGTGCGGCGAAGTCTTGCGACTGCGCTTCGGTGTCAGCGAAGCCGAGCGAGTGCCACAGCCAGTCGACGGTGAAGTTCGGCTTGGCTGTCTTCTCTTTGAGTGTCCACCTGGCCGACTTGACCTTGCGGAGAAGGTATTCGCCGCGCTCGGGCATTTCGACGATCACTTGGGCGTCATACGGGAGGGACTTGTGCCCGTAGATCTTCCAGTCCTTCTCAGCGGTCGGGGCGTTCCCGTTCATGATCGCTACCTGCTCGAGGCGGGCGGTCATGATCACGGGGCCGTTGTGCGCCCGGAGACGCTTGAATACGGCTTCCCAGTCCTTCGCTGCCTGATTCCAGAGGTCGACGGTCACAGTGCCATCTGGGCGCTTCTGGCGTTTGTTTGCGGTCAGCTGCGCGTTGTCGCTGAGGAGTCCCCAGTAGCGTGAGCCGGAGTCGATGATCCACAGGGTGGGTTTGCCGTCCCGGTCTGGTTCGGCTTCCATCTCGTCGAGCTTCGCGATGATCGCCGAGACGGTCCCCGCGTGGGGTACCTTCTCGAACTTCGCGCCGGGGATGAGCTTGTATTCGTCGGGCGAATCCTCACCGAGCGTGAGGACGAGCGTTCTTCCGACGAGCGGGGAACCGGACGCTTCGATGGCCGACCAGGTTTTGCCGGACCCCTCACGGCCGGCGAGGACGATGATTGGCCATGACGGCTTCCCAGTGGGTTCTTCGGTTACGAGCGTCACAGGGTCACCGCCT